AATCAAATAATGATAAATACGGGATATTACGAATTAGATAGGTTAATAGGAAACATAATTGGCGGTCAATATATAATATTAGCAGGGCGTCCATCTATGGGGAAAACTGCTTTTGCATTAAACATTGCTCGCAACTTAGCAAAGAAAAATAAAGCGGTGGCAATATTTTCTGCAGAACAAAGTAAAAGTGAACTATTGCTTAGATTAATAGCTCAAAATAGTAATTTAACAATGGAACAAGTTTTCAGCGGTCAAACTGAAATAGAATTGGCAAACAATATTAACAATATATATGATTTACCCATTTATATTGACGATTCTGCAAATATAAGTCCCATATCAATTAAATCATCTGTATCAAATCTATTGAAAAGAAAGATAAATATAAATCTTGTTATAATAGATTACTTGCAACTCATAAAGTCAAATAATAAATACAATAGCAGATATGAAGAAATATCTGCCATATCCAGAGAAATAAAAAACATTTCACGAGACCTAAATATTCCATTTCTGGTGCTCGCTCAACTTAACCGAAAACTTGAAGACCGAGAAGATAAGAGACCGAAGCTTTCAGATTTACGAGATAGTGGAAATATTGAACAGGATGCGGATAAGGTGTTATTTATTTACCGAGACGAAGTTTATAATGAAAATACCGATTTTCAGCATACAGCAGAAATATTGATAAAGAAAAATAGAAATGGAAAATTAGGGTCAATACAACTACATTTTGACGAAAATCACATTAATTTCTACAGCATTGAAAAGGAGGAAAATAATGCTTAGCTTAGAAAAATACGAAAAATTACCAGACCACAATATATTTGGATTGGGTTTACTGGAGAATAAATTTAATGGCACATTCTCCATAGATGAAAAGAAAATTGTCTGGTGCGCATACAAAAATGGTGGCAAATTTGCCATCTATTATGGAACTATCAATGAATCCCCGCTTCAGATTATTGAAACGGGACGAAAAATTACTAACTTAGAATTAGTAAAAGAATTAATTAATTGCTCAAAACGAGTGATTAAAGAAAAATATGATTTATGGCAATAAGGAGGTAAAATGTTGTCAATAATCAATCTAACCCCGCACACAATTAAGCTAAATAGCGGAAAGGAATTCCCTCCATCTGGAATGGTGGCAAGGGTATCCGCTCAATTTTCACTCACTACTTCTCCAGAACTGCTGAAAGAGGAAATCTATATATATACAGTGGAGTATGGAGAAATTGAAGGGCTTCCCGAACCAGAAGAGGGAAAACTTTATATCGTCTCAGCGATGGTGCTGGAAGCAGGAAAGAGAATAGGAAGGAATGACCTGTTAGCTCCTGCTACAGGGCATCCTGAAACTATCAGGAACGAACAGGGGCAGATTGTTTCCGTCCCTGGATTTGTTATTTAGGAGGAAAAATGACCAGAAATAAATTCATAACAATAATTGCTATAATAATAGCAATGCTCATAACAATTCCTTGTATAGCTCAAGTAGACATAATATCTATGCTGGATGGCAATAGAAATACTGTTCATAGGATAATGGCTGAAAATGGATATGAGTTGTTTTATATAAATAATGAAAACAATTTAGAATTCTTTGGAAATGATGAACAATATCCTATCGTAAAATATTGCGTTATTTATGAGAAAAATAAAATTAGCTCTATATCTATGTTTCTGGAATATAAAACTTCAGAAGAAAAAGTAAGCGATATGACACTTAAAAGTATAATGTTTGAAATATTATATGGAGACCCTATGATTTATTACAATGGTTTCATATGGTTTGCCATACAGGAAAATATTACTATCGCAATGAATATAGAACCATATTTCATAATGGTAATGAAAATAAAATAAAGGAGAACAAAAATGAAAATAGATTATAAACCCATATATAACTATAGAGAACTATATCAAGAAATCTTTGAATTCTTGAAAAAGCAAAAATATGAAATTATTAAATGTGAATTTAATATGGCTGATAATGATTATTATTGTAGGATAAAATTCATTCTTATGAAAAAATGCGTCAATATCAGTATTACCCCCTATGATGAATTCACTGTTTTAATTGCCTTCAGCTATTGGCAATGCGAGAATAAAATAGTAGATAGCAATAGTCCAGTTATAGAATATTCAATTTTAAAAGTGCATCCAACCAAAGAATCATTTAATAATATTATTAAGCAATATTTAAAGATATTTAAAAAAATGTTAAAAGTTCATCTAAGAAACTATAAAGAAGTAAAAAATAAAGTTAAAATAAAACTTTACGGAAAATATAAAATTAAATAAATAAAGGAGATAAAATGGCATTAAAATATGATTTCAAAGAAAAAGTCAAAGAATTAAAAGAATTCCTTCAAATGCGAGGGATAAATATAACTGAAGAAATAAATAACATTGAAGTTGTTGAAGGTTATGATAATTGTTCTTGTCATTTGACTTGCGAATATAAAAATAAAATAATAGAAATAATGTTAACGAATTGTAGTAATGATACATTATCAATATTTTATAATTATTGGCATAGTTCAAATAATAATAATTTCAGAATGAGTCCAGTAGTAAGTTTTTCAATAATGGACTTATCTTCAGAAAAAGTAATGTTTGGATACATTATCAATAAAAGCTTTTATACTTTTATAGAAATGTTAAACATTTACCTTAAAAATTATAAGGAGATTGAAGATGGAGAAGTTAAATTTCAATTTTAACAAAAGAGTAGAAAGAGTAAAAGATTACCTATCAACTAAAAATGCAATATTTATTAACGAATATAGAGACGATAAAACAATATTTTCAAGATTGATGTATATTTATGAAGATTCTCTGATAAATATTAATATATTAAATTATGATGAGAATTCTCTCACTATTCATTATAAATATAATGATTACGAGAACAATAATAATCATCTGGATAGTCCAACGATAGAGTTTTCCGTGCAAGAAATACCAGCTAAAATGGTGCACTTTGAAAGGATAATGAAGAAAAGTTTCAACTTCTTCATAAAAATGTTAAAACTTTACAAAGACAAATATATAAGATAGGAGGTATAAAATGCCTGGAGTATGGAAAGAAATTGACGATGCAGGAAGGAGTGGCTACTGCTGGTATTGCCACGAGTGGAAATCTTCTTCTCGTGTCTTTCAGATATGGGAAGGAGTAGGGATAGATGAAAGAGATGAATATGAGGATGGCATATGTCCCGAATGTGGAGAAAAACTGGACGATGATTACCATTGCCAAGTATGTGGTGAAAGTGATGGTCTACTGGAGTATACTCCATATGGCGAGAATATGCCGAGACTTTATTGTCCCTGGTGCCTGGTGGAAACCGCTTATGCTGATTTCCTGAAAAAACTGGAACCCATATTGATGCATTATCCTGGAGATGTTGACCCGATATGTAAAAATTTTCAGGATGTAGAAGATTATGTAAAAGAAGTTATTTTGGAAATTTATAGTAAAGATTTTCAAGATTATGAAGAAAATACAGGGGAAATCGTTATATACCCCCCTGATGATTATCATTGAAGGAGATTAAAATGAATGAATATGAAAAATTACAGAAAGAGATTAAGAAATTCCTAAAGGAATACCTTACCGAGAAGCAAATATTGTCTAAACCTATCATTTACGATGATAGGATAATTGAGGAAATAACTGTTGATGATGTATTGATAATAATAAATATTATCATTGGTGAATTTATGAGTAATATTATATTAGACGCTTATTATGGAAGCAATAGTGAACTTTATGAAAATCAAAGCATAACTATTCGTCTTCATAATATTCCGAATGAAGATATGCAATCTGATAATATAATAAAAGCATTTAAGGAAATATATCCTAAGTTTGAAAAAATGGTTAAATATTATAAAATATTGAAGGAGTTATAAAATGATAAATATTGACGAAAAAGAAGACAGAAAGAATTATATAGGTGGCATAGACGCTCCTGTTATAGTTTTACCGAATCCGAAGTGGAAAACAAAGTATCAGCTATGGCTGGAAAAGACAGGTCGTGTTGAACCGAAGGATATTTCGGATAAACCAGAAGTGGAATTTGGCATACTCCAAGAGGAAGTAGTGAGAAAAAAATTCATAAAAGATACTGGATACGAAGTAGTGAAACCAGAAGAAGCTATATACCATCCGCAATATAGCTTCATTGGCGCTCATTTTGATGGTCTCGGTGTTGACGAAGAAGGCAATCAATTTGTTTTTGAAGCTAAAACTTCTCGCTATGGAAAGGGTTGGGAAAATGATAACATACCCCCTGATTATCAGATTCAAGTAGCACATTATTTGATGGTCGCTGATGCTCCTTACGCTTTTGTGGCTCTTTTGATTAGCGGATGCGATTATCACTGCTATAAGATATATCGGGATTACGAATTAGAGAAAGAAATTCTGGAAAGAGAGATTGATTTCTGGGAAAATTATGTATTGAAAGATATTCCTCCTGAATTGACCACGATAGAAGATTTCAATTATATAGAAAGAGAAGAAACTATTGCAGAAGCTGAACCCGAGACGAAAACAAAGATAAAACAATATCAAGATATACAGAGTGCAATTAAGGAATTAGAAGACCAGAAAGAAGCATTAAAACTGGAAATCATTAAGGCAATGGGAACCAGCGAGTATCTAAGGGCAGACAATGTAATAGTGCGGTATCAAAAAGTGGAATCTTCAACTCTGGACACGAAAAAACTTCGTGCGGAACTTCCGCATATAGCGGAAAAATACCTTAGAAAAAACTATTCATATAGATTAACCTTAAAGGAGGCAAAAAATGAATGAGAAAGTTTCTTCATTCACGGTGAAAAATCAAATAACCCAAAACCAAAACCAAAAGGAAAATAATATCAAATCAATCACGAATTATTTCCGCTCAGAGAATATGCTAAAACAGTTTCAATCCGCTCTCGGAAGCAAGGAATGGGCGGAACGATTCATAAGAATTATCCTCACTTCTATTCAGACAACCCCTGAACTTCAGCTCTGCACGCTCGGGTCAATAGTGAATGCATCCTTAATTTCCGCTCAACTTCATCTTGAACCGAATACTCCATTGGGGCACGCATATATATTACCATATTTCAATAGCAAGAAGAAACAGTATTACGCTCAGTTTCAGCTCGGGTATAAGGGGATTATAGACCTTTTCTATCGTCATCCCCTTGCAAAAGTCATCTATGCGAAAGAGGTAAGAAGTCTTGACGAATTCAAGATATACGAAGGAAACCGAATGGAGATTTACCATCGCTATGACCATAAAGTGCCAAAGGAAAAACGAGGTGATGTCATAGGATATTATGCTATAGCAGAATTAGTGAACGGCGCTCGGAATATAGCATATATGCATATACAGGACATTCTTAGCAATGCGAAAAGACTTGTGCCATCATTTGATAATGATTATTCTCCTTGGAAAAAGTTTCAATCTCAAATGTGTATGAAAACTGTTGCGAAAGAATGCTTAAAGTTTATGCCTTTGTCAATTGAATTAAGAGAGGCAATATCTTCAGATTATCAGGTAAAACCTGAATTTTCTCCAGAATCAAATAATGTCTTTGATATTCCTTATGAAGAAATTATTGAAGAAGAAACTGTAAATGAGAAAGTTTCAGAAAAGCCTGAACCTAAAGAAAATATTGATAATCTAAAAATAAATCCTGACCTCCCAACTGAATAACTATGAGTGAATTCATTCATAGCTCATCGGCACGAAGAGACCCGAAGATACGGGCTCTTCGTGCTTCTTTCGGAAATAGTGCAGAACCCTATGCGTGGTATTTTCTTATACTTGAAATGCTTGGCGAAAACATTGACCATAAAATATTGCTGGACGAAAAAGGTTATGAAATGTTAATGAATGAATTAAATGTTGATAGAGAAACGCTTAAAAGATTTATAACTATATCAAAGAAATTGGGATTATTCAATGTTGTTGATAATTATCTATTTTCTCCAGTTTTTAGAATAATTGATAGAAAAATTAAATATTTCCGTGATACCAGATTAAGGGGCTCAGACGCTCACTGGAAAAGCTCAGAACATAGAGTAGATGAACAAGTGAAACAGGATATACTGGAGTGCTGGAACCGTGCAAGGATAATTAGGCATAGGAAAATGACCACGAAAGCGGAAGTGAGATTGCGGTCTGCATTGAAAGATTATACTATTGAAGAAATTAAAAAAGCAATAATTAACTATGGTAAAATAGTTAACAATCCAAAATATTTCTTCAAATATAAATGGACACTTGAAGAATTTTTAATGCGTGGTATAGCAAAGTTTGTCAATGATGAATGTTTCAAGAATTTTTTAAGTAATAAAAATGTTTATGTGCCATATAAAGAGGAAGAAAATGATGATATTAAATTTTAGTGAATATCTATTAAAACAGGGATTAAATATTGACAAAGACAAAAATGTAATAGATTATATTGATAAAAACAGGAACAAAGCAATAAGATATTACATAATGGGAAAAGTAGGAACTGGTAAGACACTATTAGCAAAACAAATATGTTTCTGGAGAAAGAAACTGTTTGTAAAAATCACTCCTGATAATTTAGGTAAAATAACAACTGATGATATTTATAGCTGGTATGAAAATGTTGATGTTATTATCTTTGATGACTTAGGGGCTGAAATGTTATCAGAAAGAGAGAAAGCTGGAAATATTTTATTAACCATCAGTCGTTATCTGGAAAATTCCGATAAAGGATTAATAATAACAACTAACCTTAACTCGGACGATTTAAGAGAATATTACAGCGATAGAATATTTGACCGCATAATAGGTCAATTGAAAATATTGAAACTAAACCAACCATCTTACAGGAAACAAAATATGGAGGTAATAAAATGAACATAGCATTAATGATAGCAATAATCTTTTCGCTTGCGACCACCTTAGCAATATTTATCAATTATTTTAGAGAGTTTGAAAAGTTTTATCAAAGACAAAAAAAGATAAAATATTGGGAGAAACTAAATGAGAAAGAAAATAAGTCCAGAAAAAAGCTTTGAAATGGAATTTGCCTTTTGGGCGAAAATAAGCAGAATGCTTTACTTGAAAATACCTGACCCGATAATGACGCAAGATAAGCTAAACTCTATGAAAAGAAGGGGTCAATCAGATGAATTTCAGAGACCGTGCGATGGTATCCTGATTACGAAAAAGGGAAATTATTTAATTGAATGCAAATATAATTATAATAAACTATTGCCTCATCAAGAATATTATCAAGGCAAGGTTAATGAGATAAATAAATCCTATTATGTAATAAGAAAGATTAAAAGAAAATATGAAACAATTTATAGAATAGAATATAATAATGATATTGTTTACGAAACTAAAAAAATAGAAGAATTATTATCATTCTTTGAGGAGGTATAAAATGAAAGAAATTAATTACGAAAAAAGATTAGACGCATTAGAGGAATTAGAAACATTATACAAATTTAGAAAAGAAGCAATATATAAAGATAAATATATTGAAACATTCTATTTCATAAGAAAAGAAGAAATTCAATATGATACTC